TCTTTATCTAGAGCCATCAACGCAATCACATCTTGAGGATTGTAATGAATGTCTGAATCGATAAACAACATATGAGTGCAGTCTGAGCGCAAGAATTCATCTACTAGATAATTTCGTGCTCTGGTAATCAAAGACTCGTTAAACAAAAACGAGAACTTAGTTTCAACACCATACTTAATCATCAGGGTTTGTAAGTCAAGACTAGATTTCACATACATACCGTTCGCCATGCCACCATACATCGGTGTCGCAACAAACAATTTATTTTTCTTCAAGTCTTCAAGTTTAATTTGTATTTCCATAATTTTCCCATTAATAAAAAGAAGTGACACACTTTATATATGCCACTTCTTAGCTTCGTACTACTTAAAACGGAATCTCAACTGAAACATCTTGAGGTGTCTGTTTAATTCCTACATCCTCTAATTCTACTTCAGGAACAATCGAAGGGTCAACTTTAGAATATAAATCTAAGAATGTTGTTTTAGTTTCGTCATCAAAACGATTTAAACATAATTCAATCGACTTCATTCGGTCTTTAAACACACCAAATGTTTTGGTGATATGAGTTAATCGACGTGTTGAGATAACTTCATCAACACCACCTTCATTGAATGTTTTACGAATCACATCAGCCCAATCAACTAACTTGGTCGCAAAGTCTTCATCATTGATACCTAGTGATGTTAATTCTTTATTGATAATCTTCTTTTCAACTTTATTATCAGGCCAATCTTGCTCATATGTATTCAAGAAACGTTCCAAGAAGGCTTCATTCAATACGTTGGTAAACATATATCGACCATCATCAGAACCTTTACCTTTAGTGTTAGCTGTGGCAATGATAGTGAAACCTTCAGCAGGAGTCACGATTTCATTTTTCTTCTTGAGTAAGAAAGGTTTACCTTCTAACACTCGTTGAAGTGATGCTAAGTTTTGAGCACCGTAATCAATCTCATCAATACATAACACAGCACCTTGTCGTGCGGCAATCGTTACTGGACCATCACGCCAAACCATCTGACCGTTAATCAATACATAGTTACCTAACAAATCACCTTCATCAGTCTCAGGTGTCATTGAGATAAGTACAAACTTACGTTTAAGTTTAGCACATGCTTGTTCTACAGACATCGTTTTACCGTTACCTGAATGTCCTGTAATGAAGATAGGATAGAACATGTTCGAACTAATGATTGATACTAAGTCATCAAAGTGACCGAATGGTACATAGTTTTTATAGACATCAGGAACTAAACTTTCAGTATCCATCATGGTCTGAACTGTACCGATAGTGTTATCTTGTTTTTTCATAGGAAGAATATTCTGCACTTCAGCAGTATCAGGAACTTTAAACATACCTCGACCTACTCGATAATCTTCATTCTTAGTAAACCATTGAGGAATCTTAATGTTCATTTCATTAGCAATCTTAATAATTTCTTGTTTAGTAACAACTTCTTTACCGGAGTCTTTTAGTGCTTTTAAAAATAATTCACGTGGATTCATAATATATAACTTTCATTCAATATAAACATTACCAATAATATACCTCTTCAAAATCTATGTCAAGTATTAAATTGCAATACCTTCAATGAACTTTGACACTAGTACTCGATTTGTTACTTTGTTTTTAGTTAAACGACGTAAGGCTGTAAACAAAGTTTTCTTACTTACTTTTCCAGTTACAACTAACTCTTCATTTTCAATCTGTAAGTTTTTACCACCTACGATTAAGAAGAAGCTTTCGTATCCATAATTCTTAGAATGTAACCAACGTTCTTTTTTAAGTTTCTCTGCCACAGTGTTATAGTAAGTATATTCTTGAGAATAGTTTTCAAACTTAGGAATTCCAACTTTAGCATCAACATAACGATTACGAACCGCAGTTGAAATACTTGAACTCGAAGGATTAGTAATAAAGAATCCAAACAATTTAGTACCTGTTGTTTGTACAAACCATTTAAATATACTTTGACGCATCGATTCAGATAATCCTATGTCTTCATCATACTCAATAGGAAAGTCTAGTTTCTCATGCAAATCACGTAACACAAAACGTTCAGTGTATAAATTATTAATTCGTTTGAAATATTGTCCTGGTGTTGAGTAGGTGTCTATGGTATCAGCATCACCATCATGAACAATCACCATGTTAACAATATCTAAGTTGTTTTGTTTTTTGAACTCTTTGATTAATGGTTGCAACGTAACCATACTTTCAATAAGTGGTGTACGACCTAATTTTAATTGATGTGGAACATGATGTGCATATCGATTTGTATACAAGTGAGCCAAGCCACACAAATTTTTAATCGCAGTATTATATTCAGTTGTTTTCATTTTAGAGTTAATGAACTCAATCAGTTTGAAATCACGCATCGTTAAACCATCAACAACTTTTTCAAAACAGTCATCTGGAACTTGTCCTGAACTAAATCCAAACACTTGAAATGGTATGTTTACTTTTTTACAGAATGCAGTTAGAACTAAAATCTGTTCAATCGAACCTGACATACTATCACCCATCGAACCAGACATATCTAATAACAAGAACAGTCCGTGTGATTTACCTTTTGGTACAATCATTGCTTTACGGAAAATCTCATCATCGAACTGATAGCTACTCAATTTGTTAATGTTGATATCACCAGTATCTGAAAGCTTAGAGCGACTATGTGCTTTAGCGGCTTTACGCATCTCAAACTCTTTAACTAGAAGCCCAATATACTTGTCGTTCTTACTCTTGAATGAATTATACAACTCATTCATTTTGTATTTTTCAGCTTCGAAAAAATTAGTCATGAATGTATTAATAGATTTAGCATCTTTAATCAAATCTTTTTTGATTAGCTTAGGAATATTAATGTATGAAACTCGTTGTACCTTATCTGATAACAGTTTCTTTTCATTCTCACGGAAAGTAATATCAGTCTCACACACAGGTTCACCGAATGTTAGTGTATCTTTATCACCATCAATACCTTTAGCTGGTAATGCATCATCGCTACTGTCATCATTTTCTGAACCATCTTCTTCTTGATTTGATTCAGTATCGCCGCTATTACCACCTTCTTCAGACTCAGCTTCATTATCGAACTCATCAAAGTCAGCATCACCTTCAGACTCGCCTGAGTCAAACTCTTCGTCAAACTCATCATCGAAATGATTATCAATATACTTAAACTCAGAATCTGATTGGTCATCAGCTTGCATCCAAGTAGCGGTCTTAACATAAGCAGGCATTTCTTGTTGTTGCTCTTGCTTAGAGTATTCCCAAATCTGTTCAGTAGCATATAAGACATCATTCCATGTCTCAGCATCTTCTACTAATTTAAGTAATCGTTTCTCTTCTGCATTATTGAATGTGATACCTGAAGACACCCCAGCTTTACAGTATACGTTGATACGGTCAATAAAGAACAAATCATCTAAGTCTTTATCTTTAATACCGAAGAAGTTTTCATCTAGAAGCTGTTTGTAAGCACCGATAAATGAACGACGAATACCCGGATAACGACGTTTAATCTTTTTCTCGATACGTGCATCTTCAACAACGTTTAGAAAGTGTCGATAGTTAACACCTTTAGTACACACAGCGTTATGCCAGCCTTGCTCAGGTGTCTCTAACGCATGGCTAACTTCGTGACCTAACAACAAGTCATACATTTGACCTGTCATATCTTTCCAGATAGGGCAAGTCAAAGTACGTGTTTTTAGATTGAACGACGCAGTAGGAGCATTTTGGTGTTCGATTTTGATATTCTCAGTAGCTAACAACTTAGCTAGTTGAGACTTTGTTGCAACAGAATAATTTAACATAATATAGTGTACCTCATCAAATACTGCATCAAGTATATAATAAGAATAATATCAAGTCAACACTTTTTCTTTATCTAAGTATTGAATGACTTCATTTTTAAAGTTGGGATGTTTATCGAAAACAAATGATAGTACTGATTCGACTCCGTGATATTCGAATGCCGTTACAACATCAGTAACACTAGTCATGTAATGCATCTCTTGCTCAAGTTGCATCTGTTGATAAAACTGGTCTAGTTCTAAACTCATCATGTATTCCTTATCAATTAATATTGATACAAGTATACACTAATTAAAGTTTATGTCAACAATAAATTTTGACACCTGTGTAATTGTTTTCTTCTAGTTTGAACCAGTCGAACATAGTTCTAGGATTTGATAGTAAGATTTTAGCATTAATCAACATCTTAGCTTCTTCAAATGTTTTGGCGTGAATATCTATTGACACCATGCGTATATCGCCAGTCTTTAGATGCTCAGGAAATTCGAATGTGAAATCAATCATAAAAAATGGAGCGGTGTCTATGAATTGCACATAGAAACTAGAGGGGAACTCTAGTCTGTTCTAAACACACCGCTTTAAGATAACCTTTAATTTATAGGAGAGTGTTGTAACTATATAACATCTAATTTAGATTGTCAACCATTATCGGCCAACTTGCACTAAATATTTAGCTTTAGTTTCCTCCCATGACATTTTAATCAAATCATCATAGAACAATTCTTGTGATGACAGCTTATCTTTCTTCTTCAAGAAACCTACACGACCTTTAGCATGTTTCTCTTTCCAGATTTTAACAAGTGCATCATAGCTAGTATCAAAAGACTTAACTAACTGGTCTTCAGTAATCTCACCACGTAAGAATTCGCTTGAGTTGTCATATAACGGACTATAATAGATTCCACGAGCATGTTCTGAGCGAACTAGTTCTTTAGGAATACTTAGTTTACTATATGTAAAGTATAATGAACGATTCTTATGGTCTCGCTTATGTGGCTGACCTGAAGGCTTCTTAGCAAAGTACCACTCAAAATATTTACGAGTATGATTTGTTCTTAGCCATTGTTGAAGCATATTTCTAGTGCTTCTATTAGGTTCAAACGAAACTGAACCACTAGTGAAGCCCATAGGCATCCAATGGTCTAGACCATCATACTGAGACAAACCGCCTGGTTTAGTCTTGCCATAAAGTGATGTTGTTGTTACGCCAACTAATACATCACCATATTGTTTCTTCCATAAATTCTGTACTTCATCAGACAAACATAACAATGCTAACAGTTTACCGCCAACATAGTTAAAACCAAAAGGTTGTACAGGTACAATTGTAGAAGCAATTGCAGTATGATTAATCATAGCATTCTGAGTCTTAACTTGACGAGACCAACCAATATAGTTATCTCGAGGTGTTAAATCTAAGAAGTCTGAAGAGATACACACTGCACCTAGGTATTTGTTTGTTACTTTATCTTTAACTAAGAAGTTAAGATTACGACCAATGTTTGCATTGTTCTTCATTGTATGAATGAATGTACGTAATGCATTCCATCTCTCAGCTAAGTCTGACCTTTTAATATTAGCATATGCTGGTGTATCAGTCCAGAATGTAGACACTTCTTCTTGACCTGAATCATCAGTATATTCAAACACAGGCTCTAAGTTTAGATAGTCATCAGGTGATTCAGGAATCCATATGTTAGATTTCACTTCATTAAGAAGCTTCATTTGCTCTGGCTTTTCCATAATCATTTGTGTACCCCATAGCGTATCTGACTCAACCATAGGATACTTCTCATGCACTTCACACCACTTTTGATAAAGCGTATATTCTTTCACATCCATAGCAGATACAAAAGTCAAATCTTTAATGAGTTGTTCTCTTAACTCATTCTCATCCACATGTACAAACGTACTAGGAGGATTATCAATCTGCCATTGAGTCCACTGCTCTTCTACATATGCTAATTCTTTAGCATCAGCCATTATACTTTACCTTTAATAAGTTTTTTCATCATCTTATCACGACGTTTTTTCGCCATACTAAGAGCCAATGGTCCAACGTGTTCAGCTAACTTAACACCATTCATATGGTCTAGTTCATGCTGAAAGCATTGAGCCGTAATACCTTGCATAAGCTGAGTTACTGTCTCACCTTGTTCATTTACGTATTCTACCTCAATCGTATCATGTCTGTCAACAAACAAAAACAAACCAGGATATGATAGACATCCTTCTCTCATCTTTGATATCTCAACTGATTCTTTTACGATTTTAGGATTAATACAGGCTAATTGAAACTCTTTAGTGCCGATAACGAACACTCGTACTTCAGCACCGCATTGATTAGCAGACAATCCAATGCCATTGTGCATTAGCATAGTTTGCTTAAGTCTTTGTATTAGTCTAGTCATACCTGGATTAGGAAGTGGTTCAGTGTATTCAGGCATCACTCTCGATAACATTTCATAATCTTCACCATATAAAGGCAAAGGTGTAGTCGCATCATTTTGTTTAATAACGCTTTCTTCTGTATTGATTGTTAATATTTCACTCATTTTTTAATCCTAGAAAAATTATTTACTTTTTCAAACTGAATCACTGACCTAAACTTATCTTGTAACACATCACCTTTGTGACTAATAACAAATAGATTTGTATCTTTCAATAGATGCAACACATTCATTAAGTATTCTGTTCCGTTGGCATCTAATGATGAATCAAACACTTCATCTAATATTAATAGATTGGTGTTTGTTGAGTTCTTCAGTTTCGCAACTTCACGCCATGTTAACATCAAAGCCATATCAATACGTTGCTTTTCACCTTCTGAGAATGATGCATAACTAAATTCATCTCTATGTCTAGATTTGATAGTTTCTTTAAACGTCTCATCTAAAGTGAAGTTAACATAAAAGTCAAGTGCAGAAAGATATTTATTAACCAATTCATTAATAACAGGAATGTACTGTTTGATAATTCTAGTTTTAATGCCTGTATCTTTAAGTAAGTTAGATGCTACTTCATAATATTGTTTTGTTTCTAACAATACTTTTCGTCTATCAGTCAAGTCTGTCAATTCTTGTTTTAGAACATTCAGGTTCTGAGTTTCTTGAATCAAGTCTTCTTTAACATTATTGAAATCATTAATCTGTTCATTCAGTTTACTGATATAAACATTAACTGCCGAAATCGACGAGTTGTTTTTGATTATACTGTTTTGATTAGATTGAATATCACCAATAGTTTGTTGAATTGCTTTTAGTCTATCCTGGAACTCTTTTGCTTTAGCTTCCATAGCTGATAGACCATCTTCATTCTCTTTAATCTTATCATTCAACTCATTGATTTGATTCTGTTTAAATGTCTCATCAATGTTTTGTTTACAAGTAGGACAGTCATTACTCTCTTTAAAGAACTTAAGATACTTCTTAGAGTTACTAAGATTAGTCTGTACTTTGCCTTCAAACTGATTTAGCTTCTTAATACCATCTTCAATTGTCAGTTTATCGTCAATCGTAGTTTTAAGTTGCTCAATTTTTTTAGTAAGTGTTTCATTCTCAAGCATTAAAGTATTGATTTGAGAATTAGATTTATCTATTTCTTGTTTCAACGAATCAATACGATTCTCATTATCTCTACTGTTTTTTTGAATGTGTGCTTCTTGTTGCTCTAACAAATCAGTCTTCTTTTCAACCAAAAACTTATTATCAGATATCTCATTCTTGTTAACATTAATGCTATCTTTAAGAATAACATTCATGGTACTAAAGATTTGAATATCTAATAAGTCTTCAATAATAGACCTGCGGTCTGCTGTCGATAGTTGCATGAATGGAACAAACGAAGCTGAACCTAAGATAACAATCTGAGTGAATGATTTATAATTCAACTTCAAGATATATTTTTCTAGATATTCTTGATAGTCTCTAGATGCGGCATCTTGATTGACCAGTTTATCGTCACAATAAATCTCAAACACTGCTGGTTTGATTCCTCGAACAACTCTATACTCAACTGCACCAATATTGAATATGACTTCAACCAAACAATCTTTTTGGTTGATTGAGTTTAGTAACTGAGGTTTGTTGATGTCTCTAAAAGGCTTTCCAAATAAAGAAAAGGTCAAAGCATCAAGCATAGTAGACTTGCCTGAGCCATTGTTACCAACAACAAGCGTATTAGATGTTCTATCTAACTTGAGTTCAGTCCAATAGTTGCCTGTACTAAGAAAGTTTTTATATTTCAATAATTTAAAGTGTATCATTCAATTCTCTGTAAATTCAAAGCTTCAACATATAATTCACGCATATGGTTCTTTAGCTTGTTATTATCCACATCTAAAGTCATGCCGTCAATGTATTTGTTTAATATAGTAATCGTATCTTCAGCTTGATTGATTAACTCATCAGTATTTGTTGTTGAATCAACAGACAAGTCCTCTACAATCGAAACATCTAATACACCAGCTTTATACAGACTATCAATCATGTTATCAAACAAGATAGGCTCTGTTTTGTTTACTACAACAACTTTTACAAACATATCTTTATAGGCAGAATAATCAAATTTCTTGATTGCTTCCTTTTCTGCGTCTGTAGTGTCATTGTAAGAATACTTGTGAAAGATATGATATGGATTAGCCACAAACTCTAGTTCACGAGTATCAGTATCGAATACATGAAAGCCACGAGTATCACCGTAGTCAGCCCATGACATCTCATATTGATTACCAAGATAGTAAATAGAACCTTGATTTGATTTGTGATGAAAGTGTCCTGACATCACCATATCGAATCGGTTGAATGCTTCTCGACTCATACCGCCTTGACATACGTTACCTCTATCCATCTCAAAGCCTGAGATTTCAAAGTGCCCAAAAACTACTTGAGATTTAGTATTAGCAAGAAACTCCATCGACTGTTCATAGTTCTCACCATTAATCCAAGGCACCATAGCAACACTAAGACCATCAAACATTAAGTCTGTAGGTTCTGTATAAATGTTAATATTGTTATAGTGGCTGAACAATTCAGTCATAGCATTCAGTTCATTTGTGTTCTTATAGGTAACATCATGGTTACCTACAATAACTTCTAACTGAACACCAAGGTCTCTTGCTCTATCGAAGAAACGACTACGCCATGAGTTTAGTGTTGCGAAATTAATAAACTTACGTCTATCAACAACATCACCTAGATGGCATATCGTTTTGATATTATTTTTCTCTAAGTAAGGAAAGAATGTGTTTTCCCAAAACTTAAAGAAGAATTCATTGAATACAACATTATCACCACGAGCACCAGCATGGGTGTCGTTTATCAGTGCAATTTTCATAATATATTAATCCTTGTTGGTGAAGAATAATTCTAAGCCGATAGCTTTCTCTTTTTCCTTTTTCTTCTTAACTTTCTCAGCACGTTTATTTTCAAACGTCATTATATAGTCTGATATGTTTTCGAACAAGTCAAACTGTCTGAGATTACCTGATTCATCCTCATACAACTCACCTTCATCTAAAACACCGAATTGTTCGGTTGCTTTATATTTTAAGTACAGTTGTTTCTTTTCACGTGCGATTCTTCGCAAAAACGCATAATATACTATTTGTGTAAAATATGCAAATGGATTCTTAGACTTTTCTGGATTAAAGTTTCTGAAATACATTACACAGTTTTCAATACCGTCTGATATCATCTCTTCTTTAAATGAATATGATATGAAGTTTGGCTTTCTAGCTAAGTGTTCTGAAATCTTTAAAAAGCATTCACCTATGTAATTTGGAATCCTAGGTTCAGGCTTACCGTTTTCAACGGCTTCTTTACATAAGTTGTTGTAATCTATAAGAGCCTGTAAGAAATCAGGGTTATTAATATAATTCTTTGTTGCTTTTTTCATATTTTATTTTCGCTTTTAGCTTGACAAACGGCTTGACAACATGTAAATTCTCGGTGTCAGCCTTTGATGAATCATTAATGAACTGTTTTATTACCTTGTACTTCAATTGGTTCTATATCTTCTTCCATGAAATCATCTTCATCATCTACGTAAGTAGTATCTTCGTCAGAAGATAGTAATGAGTAATCATCCATCTCAACTTCTAATAACATTCTAGTGTAGTAGTCAATCAGTTCCATTGTAGGAATCATCATGGTCATAACATCAGACATGAATATGTTAGCTACATTCTGTTCTATAATGTCTATAGGAAGCCAAGGCACCAAGAATACTGAAGTCTTAACTTCACCATTTCGTTTAGTAAATATAACAAATGGATTCTTTAATATAAAGTAACCATTGGAGTCTTCAATCGTCTCCGCAATAATGTCTTCACCAGATTGAAGTCTTAATATTTTAATATTATCCATTTTTCATCAGTTCTATATTATAAAATGTATAATCAAATTTCTGCTCATCATATATTGCAACACGTTCAGTAAAGTGTTTTAGTGTTGTGTTCACTTTAGTACCTAATCTAAAATCATCAGATATATCATATAGAGTTGCATATTCTTTACCATCACTAGTTCTTAATACACGTCCAATTGATTGTAAATTCTTAATCTTAGATTTGTAAGGTGACGCAAAAATCACATTAGGTAAGTTCTTGATATTAATACCTGTTGAGTATGTACCATAAGAAGCAACGATAATTGCGTTACTTTCTTTCTCAACAATATTTCTAATCGCTTCACGTTCGTCTGTATCAGTACCACCTTGAACATAGAACACTTTACGATTCTTAGCATCATCTCTAATTGACTCATATAAATGTTTACCGTGTTTTTCAACTAACTGAAATAACACTAAAGTATTTCCATTTAAAGATAAGGCTAAGTTCTTAATAAACTTGTTTCTTGCAGGATTAGAAACGATATAGTCCATTTCTGTTTTGTAATCCCATTTCTTAGAAGCAAGCCATTTACAAACATCTTCAGGATATTTAAGTATCAAACATTTAATTTTTAAATCAGCTAAATGTTTTTTATCAATCAACTCTCTAGTGGTTGTTGTCTGATAAACTGGTCCAAACAAACCTTCCAAAACAAGTTTGTGTGTGTTAGTGCCATCTAAGGTACCTGTTGTACCGATTCGATATTTAGCATTAACTAATTCAGTCATTATTTTAGATAACGATTGTGCTTTGAATAAGTGACTCTCATCACCAACAACAAAATTAAATTGTTCAAAGTATTCAGAATCTAAATTATAAATTGACTGCCAAGTGGTAATAGTTAAAAACTTATTCGTAGTTTTCTCTTTACCTGCATACTGTCTATGACAATACTTTTCAACATTAAGTCCATACGCTTGAAAGTCAGTATACATTTGTTCAACTAATGATGTGGTTGGAACAATTAGAATACCTTTTTTTAGATGTGTTAGTGCTCGAACAATCAAGTAAATGATTAATGACTTGCCTGAACCTGTCGGTGATAGAATCAATAGTCTTTTGTTTCTCATTGCTTGAACAAAAGCATTTTCTTGATAATCTCGAACCTCATAAGGTAAGTTTAATGATTGAATGTATTCTCTAGCTTCAACTAAAGATATGTTATTAGTTAAAGATACACTATCATCAATTTCTAAACTATAATTTCTGTCTTCACAAAACTTTTTAATGTAAGGAACTAAACCATGATATAATGATAAGTTGCGAAGGTCTAACAAACGAATTTTGCCATCCCAAAGTTTCTTTTTAAACTTAGGACTAAATTGATAGTTCGGTACATAGAAGGTGAAGTATTCACTCAACTCACGAGCAAATCCTTTATCACATTCTACATGAACATAAGCTTCATTGATTTTCGATATTCTATAATCAGACACCTTGAATGAATCTTTCCCATTGGATAAAATCACGTAACTGGAATGTCCGTGCACTAAGTTCTTTTAATATAGTATTACATACTTCAACAATCTCATCATGCATCTTTTTCTGTGCAATTAGTTTGAAGATGTCTTCATCACTATCAAGGTAAGTTGATATCTCAGACTTAAGAGTGTATGGAAATTGTTCCCATCCATAAGTCTTTAATGTTTTTTCGTCTAGCTTGCCTGTGTAATATTCCCACTTCAATCGACGCATCTTTGCAATCTTGAATTCTGATTCTTTGGATAAAAGACGATAACGTGAAAGTATATTTAAATACTTGCTGTGTAGTTTAGGGATATTTAATAATGCTTGACCAGGCTCTGTTTTATCGATAACAGAATCAACCGCCCACATCTCTAATAACTCTTCAAGTTTAGACATTAATAATTCTCACAAAGTTGATACGTAAACTTCTACTGAGTTTAAAGTATACTATAAATTACATAAGGTTGGCAAGTGTTCTTACACTAATTCCACATCATAATATGTGAATCGGAATGTGACATCGGCAGTGATAATAGCATCAGGTGTATCTTGAGTATTTACTACAAATGTTGATAGTGATATCGGGAAAATATCATGAAATTTAAATCTACAAGTAGGATTATTAGCACTTGATAGAATTGTTAATGTACCATCAGAATACTGAGGTTTTTCTGGATTGCCTGCTTTTCTAGATAATCTGCTTAGTTGCTGATACTCTTCAAACTTTTCAGGGAAAGTCATTGCACGAATCCAATCATGAATTTCTAACCATGATTTTAATTCTTCATCAACTAAAAATGTTACAGTTAATAAGTCATAAATTGCTTTTTCACCTGGAGCATATACATCAATAAATGGTGTAGGTTGAATTGCTTCAGACATAGAGATACCTGGAACAGCAACTGATTGACAGAAATACTGCATGTTAGGTAATCTCGAAAAGTTTAATTGAAACTTATTCGGATGAAGTAAATTAGGATTTGCTGGATTTCTAGTTAGTATTGTCATATGAGTATTTATGCAACTTTAATGCATGTCCATCCTTTTGTTCTGTTAGCACACATATTACCTTGGTCTAAATTGTTTTCTTTACAAAATTTAGAAAGATTTGTAATTACAAATTCATTACCATTAGGGTCTGTGAGTTTATATGATTTTTGTTTAGTTTCAGATGCTCTTTGTTTCTGATAATCCGTTTGCTTTGTGCCTATTCTAGATAACCTTATATTTTCTTTATGCTCTATAGATATATTTTTACCTTTTTTAGACAAACTCATTTTCTTTTTAGACTCTTCACTGTATTTAAAAGTCTTTCTGAAAGCACTAATCTTTTCACCAAAACCTTCTGGCTTCTTTTTACCTTTTTGTGACATAGCAATTTCTCTTAATATTTCATCTTTACCAATTTGACCTGAAAGTCCTAGCCATGCCCACTTATCTTCTAATCGACCATGTTGTTCATAAAGAAGTCTATGCGCTTCAGCATGTTCTTCTATAGACAATTCAATAATATTTGAAGGTTCGTCTGAACCTCCTGCATGTCTAGGTATAATATGATGTTTATGATTTATCATAACTATATTTATAATTTTTAAATTTCTAACTTTATGTAATACAGATAAAAAAAGAGAGAACCTTTCGATTCTCTCTTTGAGGTATAACTTACTTATTATTAATATTTACGTAAGTTATTGATTTTAAAACAAATACTACATGATATTGCTGATTTTAAATGCTCTGTAGTAAACGTTTGACTTAGCAGTTAATGCACCAACGCCTTGTGTAGCACCTTCAGCGAATGGGTTAGCAACTAAACCGTAACGTGTTTTAAAGCCGATTTTTGGTTGGAATGTTGTTGTGTCAACAGCACGTACCATTTGTAGAGGTACGTATGGGCAGTAGAACAAACCAGCATCATAAGCGTTAGAACCTTTATAACCTACAACAGCGAACTCTGAAGTTGAAGTTGTTGGGAAATATGGGTCGATGTACACTTTGATACGACCGAACAATGTACCAGCAAATGTGTTACCAGTGTCGTCAACTGTTAAGTTAACTTGACCTTGCAATGCTGATTGATAGTCAAGAATACCTGACATAGCTAATGCTGAAGCAACGTCTGAAGAAACGATTAATACGTTACCTTTACCACGACGAGTTTGTTTAGCAATTGTGTTAGCTTCACGTTCGATTTGGAATGCCAAACCTTTAACTTTTTCTACCATCCAACGACCGTTAGAGTCAGTATCTAAGTCGAATGTACCAGCAGTAGTAGTACCAACTTGAGCACCAACTTTAGCTACTGTGTAGATTGTACGCAATACTTCACGGTTGATTTCAGCAAGAATTTCTGCTGAAAGGATGTTTGCTAATTCAGTTTCAGCGTCAAGACCGTGAACTGCTTTCAAGTCTTGTGCTAATTCCATTGAGTAAGCCGCTTTCAAACCACGTGTTTTAGCAGTTACAGAAACTTTCTCAATTGAGAAGCCCATTTCAGCTAAATCGATACCTTCAGCAGTAGCTGTAGACATACCAGTACCTGTGTTAAGGCTAGTAGCGAATACGTTACCGTTACCTAATGCAGTGTTAGCCGCTAATGCGAATGAAGCTTGTGTACCTGTACCAGCGTGTGCTGTGTTAGCTTCGTTGTAGAATGCTTCTAC